TCCTGCTGGCCTAGACATTTAAACCTCCAAAATATTTTCTAGCATAAAATACACTGTCTGCATTCATTAACTCCACTAAATACTCATGATCACTCTGTTCCATTGTCTTTCTCCACCCACTCCTCATCTATCTCCCACATCACTGGCTGACTTGAACTGTCAAGTTCAACAACCATCCAAGCTAACTGTGCCTGCTCTAACATCTTGTCTCTCCAATCATCTCCAAACTTATCTCTATAGGCTCCACTAACGGCTTTGAAAAGATCAGCCTCACTTTGTTCACCCTCAAGTAGCTTGAAAGATTTGGCGGGCCCACATCTAGGTAGACCTCCGTAGTTGTCTGTTGTGTCCCCTGTGAGCACTTGAGAGTAGAAAAATTTACTACCCGTTCCTGTGAGTTTGTTCCCATTAAGTTGTAACTCCCCTAGTTTGTCTACACGAGCTGGCCCAAACTGTGGCTGTCTGCCACATGGCCAACCAAAATGCATACCCTCCACCATACGTAAGTCTTTATCCCTAGTGCAGATGATGGTGGAGAGAGGTGGTGCTTGTGTCTGGTAGACAGCTAACATATCGTCAGCCTCCATGCCATTAGCCACCACACACTCATACTTCTCTAGCATGTAAGCTCTTACATTGTCCCTATGGAAAGGCTTGTCCTGCTTCCTGTTGCCCTTGTAAGGCTTGTCCTTAGCTATGGCTATACGAAAGTTTGGCTTGTAGTCCAAGGGCTCCAACCCCTCAGCCTTACGTTTCCTATTATACATTTTGTTCAGTGTAGAGTCGTTAGTAAGGAAGAGAAGTGGTGGTTCGTCAGACCAGCACTCTCCACATATTTCCTTTATCTTCTGGTCTAAGAGTTCAGCTACGAAGTCGAAGTCCCTAATGACTAAGTCACCAGTTTCCTCGTCTGTATACTGACCACTAAAGGCAAGCTCATATACTAGCACATCTCCGTCTATCAAACATTGCATCAGTCCCCCTTAGCAATGGTCTGCTCATTAAGTGTAATGCCAGCAGCCTTAGCCTCTTCATCCACCTCAAGCCTATCAGCCCCTATAATATACATCTGCTTACCATCCTTAGGCATGAAGAAGACATACGTACCATCACCGGGAACAGTCGTGATGGAGTTGGCCCAACCTAGCTGGCCCTTGGTTAGGCCAGCCTCCTCTAGTCCAGAGTTGTCTGTCAGTATTACAGGATCGCCTGTTTCAATTTTCATATGTCTCTCCTACCAATCTACATCAGCGTCAGTGTCATCAGCAGCATCAGGGACAGGCTCAGCTGTGTCTCCTGAGAGCAACGCTTGTAACTTACTGCCCTGATACTCTAGGTTGTCCTTTATCTTACCTTGTAGCCACTCAGGGAGGCTGTTAAACACTTCCAAGTCAGGTTCATCTAAGACAAACACCTTTGGTTCCTTCTTAAGTGGTTCAGCCTTAGCTGCGTCCTTAGTACGCATGGTAGTTAACATCTGTATATTGTTATACACCTTCCCTACATTCTTACCCTTACCAGCATTCTGTGTAATGGAGGCATTAGCAGGCATACCAGCCAGTGCTACAAAGTCTCCCTCACAATCCTCATTAGGGTCTAGTGCATAGTAGCGCTGTGTAGACTTAGCCTTCTCAGCCATTAGACTACGTAGTGGTAGTGTCTCTGATAACCAACGAGGCTTCTCCTCATCTGGATTACCATCTTCATCTACACAAAACTCATCTAGTAGCTCATACGTAATCATCATCTCATGTGCAGGAGGCTTCTCCTCTCCCTGCCAAGGACGCTGAGGCTGTAAGCCACAGTCAATGATTTGTGCTACTCGTACTGGGTAGGTACCCGGCTCAATAGCGTCCTGTGCTGGGCCTTTCTTACCACCTGAATGTGCAATTTTACGTGCGTTTAAGCTCATATATTTTCTCTCTTAGTTAATGTATAGCGGCATAGTTTATGCCAAATTGTACGTCTATGTCAAGCTCTCTATTAAGCTTTAATTCCTTGTTCGTTTCTTCAATAGCCCAGCGCAACACCTCCGCTGCCTTATCCTTGTTTTTCTCTTTAACGATGTTAATCGTCTCATCGTGGAACTGTCCTATTATAGGCAAACCCTTTTGCCGTTGATATTTCACCCACGTATCAAAGCACCACACTCCTGTGCCTTGATTCAATGTGGAAAACCTGTCCTTCTCTGCTCTCAAGCTATACCATAGCTTACTAACTGGGTTGTACAACCATTTCTGCCTCCTACATTGCTTAACTTTCTGATCAGCTGCTATAGCTTCCACAGACCAATTACGTTTCCAATACGCTTCTACGAGCTTAACACCTTCACGCTCAGTAATACCAGCGCTACGAGCAACAGTAGCTCCACCAGCACCGTAGACGCAAGCATAATTTGCAGCTTTATATATCTTACGCAGAGAACCTACCTTCTTGGCTATCTTCTCTTGCTCCTCTTTTGGAAGTGCCTTCATTTCATCTAATGTCACCCCACAAGTCCTCCTCTGCTTTAAGTCTGGCCTCAACTGCGTCTTGCAACTTCTCGTAAGAGCCAAGGTGTATCTTCACACCATCATTCTTAATCTGTGCAGTCCACTTGTTGCCTGCCTTGTGCCAACTCACACCCTTAACTCCAGACTTGTTATTAGCTGGCAGGCCAGAGTTGATAGCATTCACCTTCTTACAAGCCTCCCGTAAGTTCTCTATTCTATTGTTCGTTGGGTCTCTGTCTATGTGGTCGATCAGTTCTGGTAAGTGTTTGTGGAATAATAGGTATATTAACCTGTGCTCTAAGTACAACTTACCTTTTAGTCGGATATGTGTGTACCCAGAGGGGTCCACCCACCCTGCCCCATACTTAGTCCCTTGCCCCTTCCAGTACAACTTCCCTCCGCAGTAGTGGAGGTTGTCTTCTATGTCCCAATAAAGTTGTACTACATCACTTGTCTTCACTGTTTGTACCATTTGTAAAACTCCACTTCTTCTTTAGTTAATGCTCCAGCAAACTCTGCTAACCCAAGATGCGGATCAAAGTCATCTGTCATCATCTCCTTTACATAGTCAGGGTCAAAGTCCCACATGTAATGTTGTTTAGTTCTATCTTCCAGACTGCTCATATCTGAGCCCACAAGGACATAGCCCTCTGGACATATTAAGCAGCCACGTATGTCATCCCCATAGGGCTTATCAATACCGGGCAGATTAACACATACTTTGTGCTTCCATCTGAGCGTATTAGTAAGTCCCTGCACTTGTGCTTGTACATAGCCCTCTTCATCTACAGCTGATAGAAAACCCTTAAGTATACTGATACGATGGGAGATAACACTGAGTCCATCAAGAAGCTCCAAGGAGGGCTCCTTGCTATAGAGACGTTTAATGCTTGGGCATATCCCTGCACCAAACGGCTTATTAATCTGTTCAATCTTTCGTACATCACCTGTCTCCTTGTTCCTATCATACTTGAATGTTTCTGGTTCCCACCCTAAGCTGTACAGCCAAGACTTAAGCTGTGGATTAGAGTTGGGGTTGGGCTCTTTGAGCCGTTTAATATATTCAATCGGCTCACTGTGTGTATCTGGTAAATTATTTTCTAGTAGAAACTCTTGCCATTGCATCCCTAAACTACTCAGACTACCATCTTTCTTATACATCTTCTTAGGAGGGCTCTTAGAGGCTCTCTCAGCCACTTTAGGCATAGTCAGTAGTAAGCCAGCTATTTTCTCCTCCTTGTCCTTAGAGAGCTTCTCAAGCACGTTCTCGCATCTATCTACGTCAAGCTTCCACCTATGACGTTCCTGTTCCCTAGCACAGTCCATTTTAAAGCTTAGATAGTCTATAAGACGCCATGCTTCCTCTTCACTGCCATACAAGAGCTTCAAATGTTTCCATTGTCTCTCCCATAACAATGTATTTATCTTAACATCTTCCTCACACCTATGGACATATTCATCTACAGTTAGGTTGTCCCAATCATCTATGGGTGGTTTAGGTACACCAAACTCTTCACCCCAGTTAGCCAAACCATGCATCACTCTGCTAGGCTCTAAGTACCAACTCAAGGCTAACGTATCAACTATCTTTGCTGTAATAGTGATGGACAAGAGACGTTCTAGGTGTGGTATGTCCCAACGTGTTATATTGTGTCCCACTAGCACATCAGCAGTTGTGAGAAACTTCCTCATCTTGTCATAGTCGGTGGTACTTACAAGCTTCTTTCCCTCCTGCTTACTCAAACACCATATCTTTGTAGGCTGTAGCCCATCCCCTTCTACATCAAAGACAGCTGTACGCATGTTAGTCCCTCATCAAGTGTCCATACTTCTCTTGGCACTCTTGTCTAAACCTTCGAGTATACACCTCAATGGTGTGGTAAGAACCCCCTAGTATGCTCTGTATTTCCTCTAGCTTGTTGCCCATGATGAAGTAGAGCCACAATATTTGCCTAGTGTTGCCACCCCTCCCCTCAATATCCTTCAATATCTTAGTCTCAAGCTCTGTATCAGAAGGACAACGGTCATCAATGGTAGGTTCATGTTCACTGTCATGCATCATAGCCCCATCTCTCTTCTCTCTAAGCATGTCTCTTAGACAATTGTTGAGGATGGAGGTAAGCCAATTGGAGAGGCTAATGTATGTTGGGTTGAAGCTGTCCTTGTAAAGCAGGGCACGATAGAAGCCCTCCTGTACAACATCCTCTACATCATTAGCACCAGCTCTACTCTTATATATACGTACTAAGTCTTCATACTTGTCTTTGTACAGTTCTTCTATCTGCTCTGATACGTTCATATCAAGCCTCGTTAAATAGTGATGTGTTAGCGTCCCAATAGATGGGGAAGCGTCCTGTCTGTCCAAACTCTCTGTCTTCTAGCAATACCATCTGTCTCATGTTCTTCTCCTCTAAGCTTAAGTCAGGACTCTTATCCCCTTCTAAGCCAATCATTAGGTTACAACTTCTCATCATAGCCCTAGAGCCTGCAAACTGAGAAGACAATACAGCCCCACCATGCTCATGATCATCACCTTGTGGTGGTGACTTCAAGTGGCAGAAGATGAAGATTACAACGTTTAAGTCTAACGCCATAGCAGCTAACTCTTGTGCATACTCTTGTAGCTTAACGTTAGCGTCAGCACTATTCATGCCATTAGTTAAGTTGGTGATAGGGTCTATGAAGATTGCCCTAGCCCCCCAACTTACCGCAGAGTAGATGTCTGCCTTAAGTGTTTCAAAACCTAGATGCTGGAAGAGATTCACCATTGCCAGCTTACCCTTCATCATCTTACCTGCCCTGTCATAAGCATCGTAATCAAACTTAATCTTGGGGTCGTGAAAGACATGTCCCTCCATCTTACCCGCTAACAACTTGTAAGTCTTCTTATTAGCTTCTTCAGGCTTAGCCATGAACACTTGTGTACCATGCTTCTTGATGAAGTGGGCACCTAGTGCATTGAGCAGCTCACTCTTCCCCATTTTAACACCTGCACCAATGTATATGGTCTCTCCAAAGCGTATACCCCTAGTGGTGTCATTTAAATGCTCCCAAGGCCATGTAAGCTCACCATACTTAGCTTGCTCTCTAGCCTCTTCATGTAAGTCCTCACCGTACACTAGGCTAGTGTTCTTAGGCTTGGCTGAGTTGAATTGAGCAGCAGCAAAGGCAGCCTTGCCTTTCCCCTCTAGTATGCAAGCGTTAGCATCTTTGCATGGTAGAGTTATTACGGTAGCGTCTGGAACAACTGTGCAAGCAGCTTCGATAGCCTTGTCTCCTGCCTCATCATGGTCGAAGCAGAAACTAATTTCTTTAAAATGTTTCCTAATCTTAGGCATAAGACGAGCAAGGTCTTTCCCAGCAGAGCCAGCACCATGAGGCAAACTACAGACAGCAGGCATATGATCAATGAAAGCCTCCTTAGTGTAGCGTTGCAATATTGTATAGAGGGCGACAGCATCTAACTCCCCTTCTGTTATGATGAGTCGCTTAACACCTGTCCCCTTGGCTTGTTCCCAGCCAAACAGGTCTACATCCTTTTGATCTCCTACAGACCACATCCTCTTGCTCTCTATGAGGCGTGTCTTATATGCTTTAAGCTCTCCATCTAATGTGTATGGGTAGTAGTGGAAGGTGGGGGGAGCATCAGCTCCGTTGGTGAAGCCTATTTTTATACCGTAGTAGGAGAGAGCGGTTGCTCTCAGTTTCCTATCAGGTAGATCAACCGCGCTACACTCACCTATCTCTTCCATCTCGGTTTGTATTTCTTCTGGTGTCTTAGTAAGACGTTTAGCTGGTGGTATGTCAGCTATTGTCTTACCTTTCCCCAATGGGTCGGGGACGTATTTGTTACAGGCCCAACAATATCCTGTTAGGCCTTCCTCTCCTTCATTGGAGTAGACTTGAAGACCATTACGTGAGCCGCAGCTATGGCTCATCTTGGTAATGCATTGGCTCAAAATATTTTCTCCTGTTAATTACATCAATTAGCATTGCATTATCTTGCACTGCCACCTATTTCATCATCGCGCCTATCACCATTCCAACTATAACCCAGCCGACCAGAAACTTAATTGTGGCCCCCGCTCCAATTGCCCAAAACAATTGTCTGTTTAGTTTCTTCATTTCTTTGTCCATATTAACCTAACACCTCCGATAAGTCCAACTTCTTATAGCCTTCAGGCTTCAACACCTTGCCATCCTCACGCTTAACAAGCTTACCATCAACACACTTAGACATATTGTTAGTATGTAAAGCATCCCAACATTCCTTAGCCTTGTCTGCACCAATGGTGACGTTTAAGTATTGAGCTGTTACATACATTAGGTCTAGAGCTTCTTTAATAGTATTGGTATCACCCTCTACCCTACGTTCTAAGTAGTGAGGCTCCACACTAAACTCCTCAAACTCCTCAAAGATAAGGTTAGAAGCCAATACTTCTGAGTTATAAGTCCCCACCTCCACATCACCAGCCTGTAGAAATTCCATTTGATCATGAAACACACTTCCCACATTACGTCCTGTACATTTACATACATAGCTCATTTGGTCAGCACCTCCCAGCATTCAGGGAAGAGGGGTTGTATGATATCTCCCCATTGCTTAGCCAAGTCTTGTATCTCCACTTGAGCATGAGCATCAATACGCTGCTTATAAGCTCTAGCCCATGCAGCTAAGCTTCCTGTTACATAGTAGCTGGTGTACATAGATTGGGGCAGCATCATCCTAGCCTGCTCGGGAGCAATGCCTGCACTAACTGCCTGCTCGTAGTAGCTGGAGCACTTGCTCATAAGACTTGCATACTCACTTTGAGCTAGCTCTTGATTATGCCAATCACCACCACTACCCTGCTTAATAGACCCTTCAGGCCTACTACGCCATACATCTGGTGTATAGAACTCAGGAGGCGTGTCTACATAGCGTCTTGACACTTCATTGTACGTAAACCCAACCATGTGCTTGAAACGTTGTCTAGCTACAAAGATAGGGACAGTCTCTCTCATGCATATCTGTGGATGTGAGAAGGGAGTCCAATGGTTCTCTCTAGCCAAGTAGTTTAAGAGCTTCTTGTCTCCTCCTTCAAACTCACTGTGTTCCTTGTCCATACTCACCCTAGCAGCATTAACCACTAGCAGGTCATTTCCCATCCTATCTATATATTCACACTTCAATGTATGTCTCCTCAAATTCTCGATATTGGTCTTCACTACTGTAATATTTAACCACTTTCCTTATAGCATCTTTAGTCTCCCAATCCCCATCTTCAACCAGTTTGTAAGACACCGTAAGCTCAGCCCTGATCAAACCGTCAAGCACATCTGACATGAGGAGGGAGTCAAACATACTCACCTTATCTTTGTCGTTCATACGTCCTCTCCATTAATATGTTTATTCATTTTGTTAACTCCTTATATTTGGCTATATAATCAGCAGCACGAGCAGCATCAGCACCATAAGCAGCAGCACGAGCAGCATCAGCAGCATAAGCAGCAATATAAGCAGCATAAGCATTAGCTCTAAGCTCCTCTAAGCTTGCAGAATCTCTATCAGACAGCCACTTTTCAACCAGTTCTATATGTTTATTCATTAGATTTCCTCT